CTCGGCGTTATAAATGATACAGCACAGAGTCAGGCATTGCTGAGTGATCAAAGCCAGTATGCCGGATTTTCTGATTTTTATGGAGTGTTTGAACAGAAAGAAGTTCAAAGCCAGTATGCAACATACGAGAATAATTTTTGGCTGCTAGACGGTTCTATGAGATTTCTCCCGGATGCAGCATCCCAGTATGAACCTGTTGGAATTGTATCGAAGAATTTGTTTTTGAATAGTTTCTCGGTAAAAATGACATTTCAAGAGAATGTTGACATTGCCGGATTGACCATCAAGTTTGCCGGGAATTACCCTAGTGAATTCAGCATAATCACATCTGAAGGAATATCAAAGAGCTATTCAAACAGCGGTTTGAACTTTACGACAGATGATAGATTCGATAACACAACTTCTCTTGAGATAAAAGTCACTGCAATGTCCTCTACAAACAATCGTGTGCGTATTGAGAACATTCTATTTGGCAATGCGATAGTTTTTACAGATAATGACATAATCAACGCAGAATCGACTTCTACGATATCGCAGATCAACGAGGATTTGCCGGAGATTAATTTTACGCTAACTATTGATAATAATGATAAGAGGTTCGATTACGACAATAAGGAATCAATTATCAATTATCTAAGGACAGGACAAGATGTAGTTGTCCAGATGGGATATGACCTTGACGATGGAACAACAGAGTGGATTTTGTTGCATACATTAAAGCTGAGCGAGTGGTCAGCCAGTGACGAAGAAGCGAGCATTAAAGCCGTAGACGTTCTTCAACAGTTCGGTGATGGTGACTATTACCGTGGAGACTGGCACGCAAAAGGAATTACACTGTATGCTTTGGCAAATTATGTAATTGCTGATGCAATCGGTACTTATTCGATTCCTCAAGATAAGTTTTTTATCGACAAGTATTTGAAGTCGGTAGAGGTCAGAAACCCTATCCCATTAGTGACGCACAAAGAAGCATTGCAAATTATTGCTAATGCCGGAAGATGCATTTTGACTGTGGATAGATATGGAAAAATATGTATCAAGTCAGCATTTGACCCGGATGCAGAAACAACTTCCACTAAGACAACTTATTTTTCAGATGTATCAAATGTAAACGTTGATAGTGCAAAGAGAAGGTACGCAACTTATGAAAATTTTAGATGGACATTAAAAGACAGACTTCCTTTCTTGCCGAGAAGTGGGGTAAGGGATGATGTTGGTTTTGTAAGTAATGATTTATACAAAAGCCCTGGAGGCTTCGACACAAATCCTCAGATAATTAAGAGATTCGAAGTTCCAAGAAAGAGTAATGGATTAAAAATTAAGGTTTATCACAATTTCCCTAAAAACATGAGCATAAAAACTTTTCTGAATGATAAACTTGTGGAGACAATTGGTTTTTCAGACGGAGAGGTTACATACGATGGTAAAATAAATATTTGGACTACTAAGCATCAATTCAGTACATTTGACAGAATGGTGTTTGAGGTTGAAAAAATCAATACAAGCAATGTGCGACTTGTTGTTGATTATATGGAACTTGGAGAAAACATTGATTACACGATTGAAAGAGATGACATGTATTCCAGCCCGACTATGAGTAAGCCGGAGAATATCAAGCGGTTAAAGAATGTCAGAACTGTCTATTCAAAATCCGATACATTTGAAGAAATAGTTAGCGAAGATGTTGAGTGGACGAATGAAGTTCTTCTGTATACATTTGACGAACCACATCATTCTTATACGGCTTCCATTGAGAACCAAGCAGACGGTCAAAGTGTTGAGATTTCGGACAGTGGAGCATACTTTGTTGAACTTAAACTTAGCGGAAATGACAGAGGAAAGAAGGTCCAAGTCATCGTTAACGGTAAAAAATTCAATCAGTCAAACGCTTATTCCGTTGCGGAAATCAGCAATTACGGTGTTGAAAAAGATTGGAGCAATCCGCTGATATCAGACAAACAGTTGTGCGATAAAGTTTGCAAATGGGTTGCTGACTATTACAATCCAGGCATTGACTACTCTATCGATTACCGTGGAGAACCGGCACTGGATGCTGGAGATACAATCTATCAAGAAAATCGTGACGGAGAAATGGTTAAGACGGTAGCGGAAAGCGTGTCGCTGACATATGACGGAACTGTAAGTGGAACACTTGAAACTAGGAGGTGATAGTATGGCATCATTTTCAAAGCCATACACGAAGTGGACAGGAAACTCATTTTTTACTCATACTGACTACAACAGAATCAAGAACAACATACAATATCTGATCGACTTGTCTTTTGAATTGTTTCCTGAATACGAATATGAGGATATGGGTAACGATAAGACATATTCCGATTTCCCGTATGCAGATGAATTCAATCTGATTGAATTGAACTTGAAGCTTTTACATGACAAGTCGTTCGGTTTTGTAAAATACACATTCTCAGACATGAAGAACTGGTATCCAAATCAGCAGACACCGTCTTATGAGGATATGAACAGATATGAACAGATGACTGTTGATTACTACAATGGTTTGAACAGCATCAAGAAAAACAAGAACAAGCTCGGTGATATCAAGCTTGGAATGAAGTTATAGGAGGTTTCATCATGGCATTAAGAACTGATTTTAAGGACAGCGTATTGAAAGACACAACTGGAAATAAGAAATACAAAATGACGAACAACAGCGACAATACAGTTTCTTTCACTGATGTTACTGAGTACTCTCAAGAAGGTAGCTCCTATGGAGCAAAAGAAATTATCGAAGAAAGGGAAGCTATTAACTCTGTTATAGTGCCTAAAACAAGAACTGTCAATGGTAGCTATCTGACTTGTGACGTTGCGGAAGCAGGAGTTGTAACATGGTTTAGAATTTCTAGTAATACGACATCAAAACTTACAAACGGAACCGAATATAAACCGTTTACTGTGACGCCAGCGCCTCTGTTCGGAGTTTTTCGAAGAATCTACATTTCTGACACCCTCGGTTTTATTTTTAAAATCGCAACCAGCGGACAAGTTAGTATCACTCCATTCGGCGGAGATATTCAAGTTGGAGTAGGAATTAATGTGTCTGAAGTCTTTATGACATCGAGGGAGTGATGTTATGAGAACATTAAAATTCAACGTAAAAGAGCAGAGGATAGAGAAAGCAAAGAACTGTGATTTTAGTGATATCGCAAGAGGGACAACGGGATATTTGAAAGCACAGTTTTCTTTTTCCTCTGATTGGAACGGATACGCAAAGGTAGCTGTTTTCAATGATGCATGGGACAAAGTAGAAGAGTTCAGACCGATTATCGGCAACGAGTGCGAAATCCCGTCAAAAGTTCTTGACAGCATCTCATTCAAAGTAAGGGTTATCGGCGTATCAGATGGAAGAAGACTCACCACGAACAGAACGGAGGTGGATCAGTGACAGAGCAAGAAGCATTAGCTGTAGCGCTGGCAGAACAGGAGCTTGTAAAGCCAGTCAATGACATTTTTATGATTGACCCGGAGACAAGGACGATTAATGTACCGGACTCAGAAAGACTTTTCGGTGTGCAGTCAGATGAAAAGGCTGAAAGAAAGTATTTTAAGTGTCCGAAAATCGTTGGAAACAACATCAATCTTGCGACCATGAATCTGTACATTAACTACAAAAGTCCGAATCAAGCAGACGAAGAGGGAGATTCCTATATTGTACAAGATGTTGTGACAAGCGGAGACTACATCACATTCTCTTGGGTTCTTGGTAGAAATGTAACGAAATATACAGACGGAATCCACTTCTCTGTCTGCGCCAAAAAGTCAAACTCAGACGGCACTCTTACGACAGAGTGGAACACAACATGGGCTGAGGGAGAAGTCCTTGAGGGATTGGAAACTACTCAGCAGATCGCGGAAAAGAACAAGGATTTAATTGAGCAGCTATTGAACACCTACGATTCCAAAGTAGCTGTGAAACTGGAATTCGACCCGTCAACCCGTGGCATATCTATTGTTTAAGGAGGGAGAATTATGGCATTGAAAGCAGAAGATGTATTGGCGATTGTCAATGAAAAAATAAAGAATCCTGTCACTCAAGAACAGGTGACAACAGCTGTTAATGAATATCTAAAAGAAAATCCAGTCACCGCAGGAACAGCAACATACAACCAAGAGACAAGAGGAATCACGATTGAGTAAGGAGGCGCGACATGGCAACGAGTGATATTGGAAAAGCTGCATATTTAAATGTAAAGAACAAAGACACTGGTGAAATCGAAAAGAAAACCCTGATTCCTCCGGCTCCGTCCGGTGGTGATTTGGGTGGAATAAGCAAAGAAAAGTTAGATTTGATAGATAAACTAAAGGAAGAGATGGCGAATGTAAAGTCTGTAACAGATACCATTGATGAGAGAATCCTTGAGGCATTCTTCGGGTCAATGAGAAATGGAAAAGTATATCAGACAGAAGTGTATCTGACAGAAACAAACCCAACCTCTGACGGTGTTAAGACTCTTGCTAATGCGAACATGGCATGTGAACCATCAACAGACACCGTAGAGGGCAGAGATGACTATGAGGGTATTGGAATTTTTAACTGGTTTAACTGCAACTACGTGACAGATGATTACGGACGCAAAGTTCCTACAGCAATCGAGGGATGGGGGAATGGTTATAAGAATGATGGATCTGTTGACGTTGGTGTTATTGCAATGACTCCGTACTGGTCGGCTATTGAGAAAGATGGCAAACAGGTTTGGACATTATCCGACACTCCGAATGATAATTACGGATTAATTCCGTGGGAAACGGCTAGAAAAGAAGATGGAACTTACGCTTCCTATGTGATTCATAGCAAGTATGTCAGTGGACTTGGCACGGATGGACTTCTTAGGTCATTCAGCGGTTCTAAACCAGCTAGAAATCAATGTTACAACAACATGATTGACAGTTATCAGAGAAAAGGAAAAGGCTGTTGGGGCGCTGGAAAAGAAAGAAATATGTATGTCATTCTGTACGAAGTGATTAAGTATGCTACAAAGAATGAACAGAAAATCTTCAAAGGCACAACTGATTACAACTCTCAGTTTCCAGCATCCATTCAGCGAGATACAAAAGAAATCTACTTTCCTCTTACAAATGTGCAGGCTTCGAAGATTCTTGTCGGCTCTTACGTTTCTGTAGGTTATGGCTCAAAAAATACTGATAATACGGTTAATAACGACCGTGGAGTTGAAACAATCCACAGATACGCTGATGATGTAAAAGTCCTTAGAATTGAAACGCTCGATGAAAATAACAAGGCTGTGTACTTGGATATCGAAGATGGATTCGCAACAACACCAGTAGCATTGAGTGATACTCTGAATGCACAGATTATGCTGTCAACTATGCATTGGCGGAGCGGTTCGACCGATAAGGTTATTGGAAAACACGATGGTTCAATGAGTTCGAACACAGATGGTAAACATCCATTCCGTGTCATGGGAATTGAAAGTTCAGTAGGTGGATATATCGTATATTCAGATTCGGTCATGGTATTTAAGGAAGATTACAGTAAGGACATGTATATTGCTCCTAGAGGCGTGAAGCACGTAAAGGATGAAGCAACAATCAAGAGCACATATAAACTGATTGGGAATATGCCTAGCAACGATGGAGCTGACTGGTGGATTGGTGATATCGGAGTGGATATGGAAACTTGTTCATGGTTCGCTAAAGCCATCGGAAAGAGCGACTCTCAAGGTTGGGGTGATAGATGTTACGTTGGCGGTAAGAGTACATTTGGAACTC